CCCGCCTTCTTCGATGAAGTTATCTTCATCAGTCTCTGGTTCTTCAGCAATGTCCTCTGATGCGGAAGCGTTAAGGATACCATAGCGTTTGCCTGAAGCACGGAATGTTGTGCAGCCTGATGAACCGCCCTCATAAGCATCCATGTAGACTTGCTTAAACTCTTCCCATGTTACATCGTCACCAACATTACAGGTCTTACTGCAGGCACTGTCTACGAAGCGTGAGGCTACGTTCAGCACACGTACATGATCAAACACAGACAGTTCATCTGCAGTCTTACCTTTGGTGCCAAACTCACGATAACCATAGTCATCGACACGTTCCACCTTCGGCCCGTCAAACGTCTGGATAGTACGGTCATAGCCTAGCGAGAATACGGGTTCGATGCCCGACGATACGTTGTCTGCCGACAAGCTAATTGTGCCTGTAGGTGCTACTGACAGTAGGTGCGAGTTACGAATACCGTGCTTTGCAATGTCTGTACGAATATCAATAGGTAAGGTTTTAGCAAACTCTGATGCCAGATATTCTTGGCTGAACAGAGGGAACGCACCTTTCTCTTTCGCCAGTTCGATAGAAGTACGGTATGCACCATCACGGATAGTACCCATAATCTCTTCCAACACACGGATGAAGTTGTCAGAGCCATACTCAAAGCCGAGTGCCTCAATAGCGTTAGCTACGCCTGTTACACCTAGACCCATACGACGCTTGTTCTTGGCTTCCTGTTCCTGTTCTGGCAGCGGGTAGGTTGCACGATCTACAACATTATCCATAGCACGGACGACATGAGGAATATCATTCTTTAGCATATTCATGTTAAAGACGTATTTACCGTCATGCTGCACAATGTACTTAGTCAGGTTAAATGAACCTAGCAGACATGCACCGTTTGGCGGCAATGGCTGTTCACCACAGGGGTTAGTAGCAGCGATATACTCACAGTAATGCAGGTTGTTCTTACGGTTGATGCGGTCAATAAACAAAATACCAGGTTCTGCCCAATCCCATGTAGAACGCAGGATATCATCCCATAACGCACGGGCAGATACAGTCTTGTAGACACGGCCTTCAAACTCTAAGTCAAAATCTTCGTCTGCCTTTACCGCTTCCATGAACTTATCTGTCACGCCGACAGAGATGTTGAACTGTGTGAGTTCTGTGCTGTTGTTCTTAGCACGAATGAACTGTTCGATATCAGGATGGTCTACACGTAGGACACCCATCTGTGCGCCACGACGATGGCCTGCCGAAGAGATAGTCTTACAGATAGCATCAAAGATACCCATAAAACTCATAGGGCCACTAGAACGACTGTCTAGGCTACGGATTAATGCGCCCCGTGGACGTAGTGTAGAAAAGTCGTAACCTATACCCCCACCAAGCTGCATCGTCTTAGCAGCGTTACGTGCCGCCTGCATGATACCTTCCATACTGTCTTCAATTGTCATGCTTACAAAACAGTTGTAAGGTGTCACACGACGGGGTGCGCCCATAGCTGACTGCACACGTCCTGCAGGCAGGAAGCGTTGGTTGTACAGGATGGTGCGGAAGTTATCAAAATGTACTTCGTTGTCTTTAAGGGCTTCTGCTACCCGTGTCATAGCCTCACGAAAAGTCTCACCTTCAGAACGATACTTCTGTGCGTGAATTTCTTCAGAGATTGGTAGTGTTGGCCCGTATTCGTTTTTTATCATTTGTTTTCCCTCAAACTAAGTCTGTTAAATCAGGGGCTTCGTAATGTGGCCCCTTTAGTACCTTGCCATCTTCACGGTAGATGGGCTTACCGTCGTCATCCAATTTTGACATGTTGGACGCATGAACTCTTCGGACTGCTTCGTCCAAATCCCAACCAAATGTGGCGGCATACCCGTAGGTCACGTAAACAAGGTCGGCTAATTCTTTCAGTAGATCGTCAGCCTCTACGGCTGATAAAACCTCTGCATATTCCTCTTTGACCAGAACAAGACGTAGAAGGTCTTTGTCTGTGTCTTTCATCCAAGGATGGTTGATTGTTTGCCCGTAGACATTGGCAAAATGCTTAACCATATCCAGGGGTGTTTTACCTAAGTAGGTATTGGGATCACGCAGGCTTTCATTACCTTCATCAAAGTATTCAAAGCCCACGATGTCGTCATGTGTAATCATCAGGGTTTTCCTCTACTTTTTGGATTAAGCGATCTAAGTACCAACGTGCCTTCTTGAGGTCTTCTAGGCCGTTCTTGTAGGGCCAACGCCAAAGGTACTTAAAACAGTTCTGCCAACAGTAAGCCTCATGGCTAGGGATATCGCAGCCCTCTGCCATTGCGGTCATTGCATCGATGCATTCGATGGTGCTGTTGTTATAGTGGGGCGGCTTATCCACCATGTCAGGCGTGACATAGGCATCCGCATTTAAACGGTTACGACTATGCATCAGTTCAGCTTCTTCTTGTTGAAGGGAACTACCTTGCGGTCTTCGATAGCCTGTAGCAATTCTTCATCAGGCTCGAATTCAATCTCAGGACCGTCACCTTCAATATAGTCTTTAACGACACGTCCTAGCGCACCGTACATACCAAGCATGTCATAGCCGTTGGTAAGAACCATATTCAGGCCATTCAGTATGTCTAAATACGGCTCTGCTTCTTCCTCAGACCAATCTTCTGATATGTTGTGCATGACTGTGACACCGAAGCCACCTTCTTCCTCAAGGTGAATGACAATGCCCATAGAGTTTAGCGGTAGATCAGAGTATTTCATTTTAGTTTTCCAAGCAGTTCAAAAAAGTGATTTGCATCAACAACCGCCAACGGCTTTTGGCGATCTGCTTTGATAATGGCTATCGGGGTGGCATTCTCAGGACAGTTAGCTTCAGCCTGATCTATGAACTTGTATACGCCGATAGCCTTCAGGGCCTTGCACTCGACAGAATAGGGAAAGAGTTTCCTAGCTGCAGGGGACAACTGCACGTCTTCTCCCCCTGCGCCCATGCTCGTTGATCGAACATCGTCTGCTTCCAAACTAGGAAACAAAGCTAGTATTTTATCTCTTACCCACTGTTGGTGCTTACGCCCCTTTGCCTTTGCAGACGAAGGTTTGATAGCCACCTACAGTTCCTTTCCTTCATACTGTACATACCAATGCTTCCGTGGCTCTTTGGCTTTGGATTTTGGTTGTGGTAAGTATTGTGCATTAGGCCAACAGGACGGGCGGTAATCGCAGTAGTTGCAGCTAAACGGCAGTTTCTTAGAACCTGTGTATTTCTTGTTAAAGAAATCATCTTCTGGTTCAAAGCACCGTTCAAAGGACCAATCTTCGTTCACTGCAGTGGCCTTCATAGCAAGGTCGCCCTTGATACGTTTGGTTTCTGCTTTGGAAAGCTTTGCATCAACTACAACAACTTCCCCTGAACTTTTACAGACAACGATCCAACCGCCTGCAGGCTTACCTTGCCCTTCAGAATATCCCACTAGCTGACCGATATAACCGAAGCCATCGTCTTTCTTCAAAGCGTCGATGCCATACTTCCATTTACGTTCAAAGCCTGAAGGTGAAGACGATTTGATATCATAGACTTTGCCATCAATCTCAACATCGTCTTCGCCCTTGATCTTATGCCCGTTCAGGTCAAACTCTACCTTTGATTTACCGCCAGTAATGTTTGCCCCTGCAATACGCAGCACAACATCCATGATACACTCGATTGCGTCACCATGAAGCATTTTCATAATGAAGTTGTAAGGTTTGCGATCAGTAGTGGCACCACTCTTGCCCATCTGTAGTTGGCAAAGAGGCCTACCAATGTTCGACATACGCAGGCGAAAGTCTTCTTCCTGCCGTGTGAACTGGCGACGAAGGGCTTCCTTGAAAGCCTCTCCTGCCTCTTCGATCCAACTGTCATCAATGGTAAGCTTATCGCTTTCATTGTTGGACAAGTGGTCTAAGACCGTGTGGATTTGTTCCTGAAGTCCCATTAAGCGTCTACGAAGTCTGCGTCCAAACTGTCTTCAATGGCAGCTATAGCAGCACCATCAATGGCATCTTCGTTTCTAGCCCGTTCCTTCTCTTCAACAGCCTTAAAGTATTGATCATCGACATACTTATTTTCGGCACGAATAGTGTCTGCAAAGACCTTCATCGTTTCAAAGACATCCTTCGTCATTGGGAGTTTATCTTTTAGTAGCGGTTCCCAGTGTATCTTAAAGAACACCGTTGCACCTACCTTCATGCGTTCAGTGGACATCTTCGCTTCATAGTCAAAGATGTTTGCACCTTTCGGCAACTGCTTAATATATTCATTAAAGAAACCACCGTAGTTTGTGCGGCCCTTACCAAAATAAATGGTAGGTTGGTTTTCAATAATGATTTCGTCGCCTTCCAGATTATGTCCAATCATAGACACAAGACCACGCACGACACGTCGCTGACAGTCTTTGTACTTCTGGCGTAGGTCTTCGTTTTCTGCACGAACTTCCCACTCTGGCATACCACACGCTAATGTGCCTGCAGTATCACGGGCTTCCTCACGCATGTTTTTCAATGCACGGGACTTAACAAGCTTATCATTTTCCCACAGGAAATATTGAATATGAGAAGCTAAAGGACGGAACTTAACCGTTTTGGCATAAACGATTTGATCTGGCATATGCAGTCTAAATTCACCACGGGGCATAGGGTTCCCGTCGTCATCATCTGCCGCATGTTGGTGATCAAGCTTTGGCACACGTACAAGTGTGTCTCCACCACCAGATGCTGTTTCAGTTCCAAGGATATCTGCTAGTTCTGCTAACTCGCTACCATCAATTGTTGTTAGATCATTCATGTTGTGACCCTTTCTTAGTTGGACTTATAGTATGTCATAACTAGGGGCTATAAGTCAATCAAATTCGACTTGATCAAGCCAGTTTTTACCGCCAGATATTTCGATAGCTAACGGTAAAGAAAAAGTGTAGTTCCAACGCTTCTCTGCCTCTTCAGGAACACCCGTCATAGCCCATGTCAGGGCTTCCTTGACCTGTTCCAGTTCATCCTTATGGCAATCCACCACGATACTGTCGTGGACCGTCAGAACTAACTTAGAGACAAGGTTTAGTTCCTTAAATTTCTGGTGCGCACGGATACAGGCTAATGGGACAAGGTCACCTGTGGCAAATCCCTGTACAGGATAGTTCACCACCTGCGTAGCATTGGTAATACGTCCATTTCTGGTGCGTTTTGCATTAGGCCAGAAGTATTGCCGCCCACTAGGGGTCTGCACGATCCCGTTGCGTACTACGCCATCCATTAAGCGTTTCTGATAGGCTGCTAGACCCTCATAGATCGCAAAGAATTGGCTAAAGTAGTTACGGATATGTTCAGGTTCACCTGCGCCCATCCCGCCATACAGCGGGGCGAATGTATATGCCTTTGCCGCCTGTCTTTGATCCTTGTCGATGTTAGACGCATCTGTCTGGTTAATAATGGATGCAGTCTGCTTATGGATATCCTTACCTGTCAGAATATCTTCGATGATCTGTGGGTCACGGGATAGTTCCCCTGCCACCCTGAATTCTAGGCCACTAAAGTCAGCTTCGATCACAAGACCATCATCAAACCGACTTACAACCGCTTTTCTAACAGGAAATCCACGCTTGGGTTGGTTTTGGAAGTTTGGGTTTGATGAGGACAAACGGCCTGTAGCAGTGATGCATTGGTTCATATTCGTGTGCAGCAAACCATCTGCCCGTGTCCATGTCTCAATGCCCTGAATGAATGAATCCAGATAAGTATTGATGGCGTTCAGGCGTGACATCTTTTGCAGGAATTCTACGGCGGTAAGATTATCCTTACTTTCTGCCTGTCGGATCAAATCCTTAATTGTGTGCTTATCAGTCTTAAAGCCATTGATAGATGCATAGCTTGATGTCTTAGGGTTCAGCTTTAGTCCTGCAGTAACACCTGTAGGATCATAGAATGCACCTACACCCGCACAGTTCTTACACTTTGTAAGGTTCTTATAAGGTTCACCATTCTTTTTAATTAGCTGCACCTTACCACGTCCATCACAGACATCACAGCAACGGGCTTGGGTGCGCTGTATTAGTCTGGTTGTAGAACGTACAGCACGATTGAACTGTGCATCATTCATACGGGGTGGGGGCAAGGGTTTACCATTAGAACCTAACCCAATATTCCAAACCTGTTGATGCGCAGCACGGTCAATAACCTCACGGCTGTAGACCACCTTGGTCATGTCTGCACCGCTGTTTAGGTTGATAGGAGTGTCGCCCATAACCTCTTCAACGATTTCATCTAGACGCTTTGTTAGTTCTTTGTGTTCTGCTTCGTATTCAACTTTAATACCCCGCAAAACATCTAGGTCCACTGCGATGCCATTGCGTTCAATCTCAACTAAAAACATCAGCATTTCGTTCATCAGTTCAACGATGCTTGTCAGGGATTGATTGCTTTCTGCCGCAAAGTCGTCTTGTTGCCTTAAATAAATCTCAGCACAGGAACGTACATCTGCCTCTGCGTATTCTAGAACAGTATCAAGTGGCATAGCCTCAAAGCCTGTACCTGATTTAAACAGTTCATCTACTAGGTCAGATTTTTTGCGAGTAACATCACGGCGTTCTGCAGTGGCCTTTAGGCTTAGTTCTTCACGCTGCCCCTTTGCCAGAATATATTCACCTATCATGGTGCAGTATATACGATCTGGTATACGGAACCCCATCTCTAGCAGCCACATGATATCGAACTTAGCATTGTGGGCTACAAGCACGTCTGCTTGTTTTAACATTTCTTCTAACAGGCTTCGGCTATCAGGGGTTGGTTTCTCATTGTGATGGAACACAAGCGAAAACACTTCGTCCACTGTATCCCAACCAAGCATACCAAAGTGGGCAGATACGCATTTGTTGTCAGGGTTAAAAGGGCTGTTGTCGGTCTTACCGTCGAAACGCTGAACGGTTGTTTCCAAGTCTAGTACAAGTATTTTCATGATTACTCCGTGTAACGGCTAACTTCAGGTTCGATCATGGCAATCACATAGCCGTGGAACCCAGAGAGTTTGTTCTTTGATACGTTGATGAAACGGCGGTTATCAGGCTCATTGTCGTCACCTGACGAAGCCTTGCCGATGCCAATAATCAAATCAGCTTCCGCTGCCTTACCCGTCTTCGATCCTTCAAGCATACTGAAGTCCACACGGGTTTTACCTTCTGCTTCTGCAGAGGCTTGGCTTACACCAATCAAAGCACAGTCGTGCCGTTTTGCCAGTTCACGCAGGCTGCGATACAATTCACGCAGACGTTCATGGCTAGAGTTGTACAACCCAGAGATTGTCACCTTATCAGCTTGGTCAATAAACACAGCGTCTGGTTTGATCTTTTCGCAATATGCATTAATTGTGTCCAAATCCCATTCTTGGACATCCTTCATTATCAAACGATCCTTGATAGCCTGATACTTCGACATAGCTAAGTCAGGATTTTCTGTTATCTGTTCACGGGTCATACCGCTGCAGGCTTGGATCGCACGAAGCTTTGTACGTGTGGTACGTTCTTCGTTACCAAGATACAGGACTTTAGCCCCTTGCTGACAAAAGCCCCCAGGGCCTGCAATCACACTAATCAGGAATGCTGACTTACCTGTTTCAGGTCTAGCAAACACAATCCCAAACTCTGCAGGGCCGATGCCATAGACATGACGGGCTAGTGTTTCGATGTTAAACTTCCAACGATTGTCGTCAGAGGTTTCAGCTAACAGTTCGTAGATGTTATCAGTGGTTGGTTCACCAAATTCATCTGGCATATAGCTACCAGATATCTTTTCAATCAGGGACTGTAGCTTTAGCAGGGCAGAGGTATCGCCCTCAGACATATTGATACCAATGTTGGCAATGTCTCTGCCTATCTCACGTCGCCACAGGCTTTCTATAACGTCGCCTGCTACTTCAGGGGTGATAGCTTCAGCACGTTTCAGATCATCGATGTTGTCCCTGAACTCATTGATTTCTGACGTTGTGGCTACGGGGTTCTTGGCTAACCAAATCGAATATAGGTCTTCGGGTTTTAGATCAGCATCATACTTCTCATGTGCGTCTTTAAGCAGGACGTAAAGGTCTGCCCCATCTTCTGAGAATATTGATTGTCTAAGTTTTGCCTGTGTTGATTGGTAAGCCTCATGGTTTAAAAGTGTTTTTATAAGTTCTATTTCCATTCTGCTTCATCCTAGTTAATGGTCATTACTAAGGGTTTCTAAGATAGCAGGAAATAGAAATAAAAAAAGCCCCGAATTTGCATTCGGAGCCATTAATTTTGATTTATGAATGTATTCAGATATTTAGACGTGTCTGAACTTCATCTTGCTGATGTCCATAGTTTTATCACCACGACGTTCTTTCATGTCTACTTGGTGGAAGACTACGTTTTTGTTTCCATCAACGATGTTTGCAATAGCTTTTTCAAGCTTGTCTTGTTCTTCAGCAGCTTCTCTAAAACCGCCTTCGATCTGGTAGTCAATGACTACGATTCCTCGTGCTTTAATTGTACCATTCCTTTTACTTTAGCGTCTGTACTGGTAAGGCTTAGACGGGTGGCTTGATAACGCAGGGTTCCTCTACGTAGTGGTTTGCAGCTATAAGTAAAATATTGGTGGGCCGCTAGGGGGATTCTGTAGTGACACTACGCAAATCATCATATTCATAGGACGCTCTGCAGCCTTAGTACGTGATCTTCTGCGATTTACTCTAGACCTATTACCCCCACCAGAAATAAAGGCCCACGTAAATACGCTATTTACCGTAGTAAATTTTTTATCTGTTCTGTAGTGAGCCATTTAAGGTCTTTCTTGGTTAAGCGAATACAATCTATTTGATCATATTTCCTTGTCATCATTATTGCTTTGGCACTTGCGTCATTGTCAAGAACTAATGTTACTTTTTCGTAAGAACTAAGTGCTTTTCTAATGGGCCTAGTTAAGTCTGTACCTAATAAAGATAAACCTACATACCCATTTAATTGTGATACAGCACAGGCAGAAGGGACATCTTCTACAAGAACTGCGTGTGTTCCATTACCTACAGCTATACCACCTTCTACTGTGCCATACGTCCACCACTTGGCTTTAG